GGCACGGGCAAGGGGTTCTCGACGGGTTACTCCTCGGTCGATAGCGTTTACACAGTCGCACCAGCACAACTGACTGTCGTCACTGGCTACCCTTCATCGGGTAAGTCCAACTTCATTGATCAGATCATGGTCAACCTTGCACGTGATCATCAGTGGAAGTTCGCAGTATGTTCATTTGAGAATCAGCCTGAGATCCATATCAGTAGGCTTATGGAAATCTACACCAAGCGCAGATTCTTTGAGGGCAAAGACAGGATGACGGAACAGGACAAAGACATAGCGTTTAAATTCGTTAAGGATCATTTCCTGTTCATCGATACGAACGGAGAAGAGCCAAGCACGTTGGACTCAATACTTGAGAGGGCACGTGCGGCAGTCAAGCGCATGGGTGTTAGAGGCTTGGTCATTGACCCATATAACTACATAGAGTTACCCAAGAGCGAAGGCACTGAGACTGCGGCCATCAGCGATATGCTGACGAGGGTTCAGAAGTTCTGCAAGGCACATGACGTTCATACTTGGTTCATTGCTCACCCATCTAAGGTGACCCGACACGGAATGGAGCAACCTAGGCCTGACGGAATGTCGATTGCGGGATCGATGGCGTGGTGGGCAAAGACGGACTGCGGATTAACTGTCCATCGCAAAGAGCACCACGTAGAAATTGCAGTGTGGAAATGTCGTTATCGATGGGTCGGCACACAAGGCGAAACAACAATGCTTTACAACAAAACGGCAGGAACTTACTCGGAGAATCTAGATGCCTTCTAATCGTTTAAACAAGGGTAGCTCACCAGATGAGCCAGCTCTGGCCAGCTTAGAGCGTTTAAACACGCCTGTAACGCCCGCCGGGTTGCAGGACTATCGTTTAAACACCGATATACGCGAACATCTTGAAACAATGTGGGAGGGATTGCTCTACTTATCCGAGCGAGAATTTGATGAGGCAATCGTGGGGGTCGCTGATCGGATTGGCATGGATGCCGTTGTTGTCTATGACACAACTAAGATCATTGATATTCTGTGTGAGCATCACGGCATGGATCGAGAGGAGGCCACCGAGTACTATGAATTCAATATCGCAGGGGCTTACGTTGGCAATCGAACGCCAATGTTTATTGCCATGATTGATGATTTGATTTGGTAAAAGAAAAGGGGGCTAAATGCCCCCTGTTTAAACGCCAGCAGCCGCCAGCAGCGACAGCGTCATCTGTTTAAACGTGCATAAAAAGCTGCACGCATGATCGAGTCGTATTGACCGCAGTATCGAGGCACTCGGTGTTGTCCCATCTTATAAACTCGAAAACTTTTAGGAGGGGCAAACGTGATGTATGCCTCGCCAATATCTATGAAACGTTCATGGTTCATAAGGTCTATTATGTTTCCGTGTTTGTAAGCAGATTTGAGAAAGTCGGGTGCGTGGTGAGTAATGGCCTTGACCTTGAACATCAATGAACCTCATCTGATTTGGGACGCATCATGCGCTCCATTTCATAGGTAACACCCACCACCTCCAACATATCCTCTTTTGATACATGATTCGACACGGCCAAAGCCATGGAGGCTTTGATGAGTAGGCCAAGGGTTTCCTGACCATCTACGTCATTGCCACCGATCCACTCGATCAGCCCTGCGTATGCTTTGTAAATCTTTTCAAAGTCTTGATCTTGTGGGGTTCTAATCTTCATGGCTCTTCTCCATGTAGGCCACCAAGGCCATGGCCTCAGCGTTGCCGTGCATCTTCTGAATGATTTCGAACATCTGAGGGGCAATCGCTATCAGTCGGGCGTTAGCCCTCTGAGTCGCTATAGGTGTGCCCTTGCTGAAGCAGTCGGCCACGATCGGAATACCATGGTCGCCCTCATATCCCCAAACTGAGTTACTGGTCGTCAAGCCTCTACGGCCAACAGTCCAAGGGTGTGATGTGATGTGTTTAAACATATCATGGCCTCCAATAAAACAGGTCAAGCATCAAAACAATGACGCTGATCAGGAGCACAACACGCTCCAACTTTTGCCAAGGGGTAAAGTTCATTTGATTTCCTCAATGTCTTGGATAAATTCTTCAGCGTGAACTACTTCATAACTTTCAAGGCCAGTATGAATTTCTCTCGCTATTTCTTCGGCTTGAATTTCATCCTCAGCTTCAACTTCAAAAAAAGTAACTTGGTGTTCAATGCGAACATATGGAACTTTAAATTTTTTCATGATTTCTCTCCTGCTTTGTTTAAACGCACAATGCGTAGAACATCTTTTGCAAACTGCACGTCAAGGTGTACGTGCTCGATCCAAGAGCCGTCTTCGATGTATCGATCGGCTGACTCGGCTAGGTTTTTGAGTGCGGTCGTGAGGTAGATCACCCGTTCTCGGTCAGTCATTGGTCACCTCCTCTGTGCTTACCAAGTCCCAATCACCATGACCTGAGTCGATGAAATCTGACCCATCCATGTCCTTGGCCTTTTCCCACGCCTCCTCATAACTTGTCGCCTCAATGAGGGCGTATACGTGCGAGACACTACGTGCCCATACTTTGTAGGTTTTCATTTCCACTCCTCCACATCTGCAATTGATTTATCGGTCACAACAATGTTGATGTTGCTATCGTTAAAAATTTCCATGGCCTGATCCACGGCCTTGGATCGGCTTGTGGCCTCCACATCGATCTGCACAAAGCCTTCTACGGCCACTGTGATGGTGTATTTGGCACTGGGTGTGCCCTCGGCCTGTCTACGTTCGCTCTCCACCCACAGGGCAGAATAATGTGCGTCTAATCCTTGCATGGTCATTCTCCAGTAAAAATATAGTCAATCAAAAACCCAATCACTGCCCCTGAGACAATGAGCAAAAGCTTGTGCAATTGCCCGTCCCCGTTAAACCCAACAAACACCCCTGCCATAGCGCACATGGCAACTGTGATGGGTAAAAATCTTTCAATCTTGGTCATGGTTTCTCTCCTTGTTTAAACGCTTATCTTCTACTACGGTCATCGGGGGTTGCCCCCGTCAGACCGCCATCTTAAGTTTGCCGAATGTCATAGTCCCTAAATCTTCGATGGCGTTTACACGCACAGAGTTGGGGTAGACAGAGGACACGTCTTCGTTGATCCCGATCCCGATCGTTGTCACACCGAGACGTGCACCTGACTGCACTTGCTCACGGGTTGCCATGAAGTTACCCATGCCATCTGTCAGCACAAAACACACCTTGCGTTGCTCAGGACGGGCATACAACATCTGATGGGCGGTCATGACTGCGTGGTAGTCATTCGAGCCTTGCTCCCCTCCCATGCACTCAAGCATGGGCAGAACCTTGCGGTAGTTCATGTTCCACGGCTTGAGCACCGAGGTGTGGTCGTCATACGTCACGACAGAGGTTGCCACTTGAGCGGAACTCAGGGTTTGCAACAGGGCAGAGCACACCTTGACGGCCTGAGCCATACGGCAAGTGACTGTGCCGTCCTTCATTTTGAACGTGTCATACATCGAGCCTGAGCAGTCGAGCACGATCGTGACTGCTGAGTCCACGCCCTCGGTTTCATAACGCTTCTGAAACAGGCGGTCAGAAATTGTGTGACGGGTCAGGGCACGTACGTTTAAACGGCCATTCTTAAGGTTGCGCTCAAACGATTCGCAAGCGGTGTTTTCAAACAGGCGTTTGACTTCATAGCGTAATTTTGCGGTTGTCATGCTTATGCTCCCAACTTAAAACGTTTACGGGTTGTGACGTGGTATGCGTTCTTCTGCATGGCTGATGCTTGGCTGAAAGAACCATGTGAGTTGGCGTTCTCAGGGGCTTTGTTGGTTGGCTCAACTTCCATGGCCTCAGTGCCTCGCTGAGGGGCAGTCGCTACCTTCCCCTGCCCTTGATCCTGATCGGGGCTTGGAGAGCCATTACCGCCCGTTGTAGGGGCATCGCCTTCTCCCTCGCCCTCGCCCTGACCTTGGTCATCGCCTTGCTCATTGCCCTGCTCATTGCCTTGCTCATCGCCTTGCATGGACTCATCGCCTTCGCCTTGCTCATCGCCTTCGGGGCGTGGGTTGGGGTTGACGGGCTGAGGTTGCTCGGTTGGGAGGTTGCTCAATTGAGCGTAGACCCACACGGCCACGGCCAGTGTGTCCTTAGATGACTTGCACAGGTGTGTGCGTCTAGTCGCCTCTTCAAAGATCGGGGCTAGACCCTCGGCCATCGGCACTTTGATCTTGGCGTGTGGACGGGCATACACTGCGAGAACGTATGGGTATTGCTGAGGGTTTGACCAATCGCTGACCTGTGCCAAGCCCTCGGTTGTCATGTTGTCGATCAGAGCACCGAGCAGTTCGCCAATGTTGCCTGTCAGGTTCGACTGAATCGCCTTGTGCTCGATCCATGCGTCCTCGATGGCATTGTGCAGGGTTCGCACGTATTGATCCCTGTGGTTCACACCGAATGTGGTGTATTTGCGGTGCAAAAGTTCATGCACAACAAAACCTGTATAGCGTTGCAGATCACCGAGGGTCAGCACTGCGTCATCACGCACGTTGGCCAAGACCATGGTGTGCTGATTGATACAGGCGGTTTGGGTGTACTCGCTCCACTCGATTTCGACAGGGTCAAGGCCTAATGACTCACAGGTTTTGTGAGCGAACAGAGTCACCGCAGGGCGGAACTCATAACCGAAATATTTTGTTTTCATGTTTAAACGCCTTAGATTAAAGAGTGGATCAGTCGCTCGTTGATGTGCGACATACGAATGGCTTCGAGCACAGGGGCTGACTCGGAGGGCTGACGTGATGCGATCGTGGTGCTCCAAGCTTCCTCGACTGACATCACCGAGACGGCTCGAATGAATGCCATCACAGAGCGGATCGAGGGGGCTTCGACAATGTCACCTGTGTGTGCCTTGGCACGGGCAACATGGATCGCCTTCAGCACGTGCTCGGCCAAGGCAGGGGCACACTTGGTGCGGTTGACCACGGCCTCAACTTCCACGTTCAAGGGCATAAACTTGAAAGTCACCAAGCGAGAGAAGCGGTCAAGGGTTGCTGAGTTCATGGGGGTTGTGCCCGTATAGCGTCCTGACTCATCGCCATTGCCGAGGGTATTGTCAGCACCAAAAATCATGACACCCTCGCCCTTGGTGTGGGTCATGCCCCCGTAGGACACCTTGGCATCGGCTTCTAAAAACCCGTTGAGGGGTGCAAGGTTTCCTGCCTTGGCAAAGCTGATTTCATCGAGCAGGATCACAGTGGCAGGGGTCACGTATGCTTGGAGAAAATCACCCCGTTTAAACACAACATTGCCGTTCTCCAATGTTGGTGCACCTGCGTAGTCATCTGCGGTTGTTTGTGCGTGGAAGTTATAGCGCACGTAGGGACGGCCTGTACGGGCTGAGAACTGCTCGGCAGTCTGTGACTTACCCGTGCCCTTTTCACCGCCAAAAAATGTGTTCTCGCCTGTACGCTGAGACAACAACAGGTGACGCAGAATGCCATCAGTCCACACAAAGTTTGGGTCAATTTTGGGGGCGTTGGGGGCGTTGTAGATGTCCACAAACAGGGGGTTGCCCTTCACGTCTCGCACGTCCACACCGAACACGTCCACGCAGGGGAGGCGGTCGATCTTGGTCACCGATACCATGTTGCCGATCACCGACTCAGCCCCTGAGGCAGTGACTGCGTCAGCAAAGGGTTTAAACGCATCAGCCACGGCCTTGGTCACTTGCGAGTGGATCGCTGAGGTATCAAGGTTGGCATTCGCCTGACGGGAAAGCTTGTCGATCGCCTGAGTGATGTCGGTCAACGAATCGTCCATGTGGTGCACTCGCTGATCCATGTCCTCGATTCGATTCAAGGCACTGAGAGCGCACGCCTCGGCACGTGATGCGACAGTGGCCGTGGCTTGCACAATGGCTTGGTCAATTGTGGAGGTAGTGACGGGGGCACGTTGCACCCACTGGGGGGCGTTTTTAATGTCATCAGTCACGATGTTTCCTGCCATCACTTCCTCAGCAAGGGCAGTCACGGCCTGTTGCTTGGTCACAACAGTGCCTGACTCGACATATTTGTCATAAGCACCAAGCACAGTGGCAGAGGGAATACGGGAAATTTGCAGGGAAATGTCTTTGAGGTTCATGGTCTTAGTCCTTACAGAGTGAAGTCATCGCCACATGGGCACGTTGGGAGGCACACGTCACCATGTGCGTCATAAGCCCACTTGGCAGTGAGTCGAATGGTGTAACCGCATGACGGGCAGAATGCCTTGAGCATTCGAGTGCCCTGTGTCTTACGCACTGACAGGTCAAGGGGTGCATGAGGGTAGACACCCAAGCCCTCGATAATTGACCCGTAGGCGGTCATGAATGACGGGGCTTGCACTGTGGCTTTGAATGAGGAAACCGCAGGGACTAAGAGCATGGCCGAGGCCAATCGTTGGAAGTTTATTCCGTGGTTCATGCACCCTTTAGCCGTGTGGCAGAGTTCATGAATGAGCACGTCAAAAACACGGGACGGCTCGGCCAATGTGGGGGAAATGAACACCTCATAATGGTTGTCGCCTGACTGGGTGTCAGCCCAACATTCGCCAATTGCACCACTGCGCTTGGCGTTGGACGGCAGGGCACATGAAACCCTGATTGCCTCTGGCAGGGTATAGCCGTTGGCTGAGAATGAGGGACGCAGTTCCTCGACTGCGGAATTGAGCCAGTCCTCACGGTTGGCATGGATAGAAGCAAGGGTCATAACACGTTCTCCGTTGAATGCCGAATTTGGCATACGTGCATTTTAGATCAGGTGATATTGTTTGCACAAGCCCCATGATATTTACTTGACTAAAGCGTGGGGTTATTAGATCGGCATGGTTTTCTAGGCAATCAAAAAAGAAATCAGGCGTGCGCGTGCGCGTAGCATGATGCGTGCCAACGGTCATTTTTAGGCCTGTTTTTGGCCGTGGTTTAAAAACAACAAAACGTCTAGGTGCGTTTTTTTTGAGGGGGTCTAGGGCTAGGTAGCCACTTCGGAAAACGGACGCTCCTAGATGCCTTAGAATCGATTCTAGAGGCCATAGGGTTAACCCTGATTTTGTGGATAACTACCCCTGTTTTGGCCACTTTTTGTGTGGATAACTTTCGGGCTGGTGTGGATAACGTGGGAAAACCCTTAGTGCACCAAAATGAATAACTTTGTGGATAACTTGTTGCATAATACGAACAGTTCACGAAGTGGACTAAGTGAGCATTTATTGAACTGGTCAGTCACAAAATGGAGGCGGTGATCATGAATAAGACGAGCAAGGCTGAGTATCGAACGGCACTGGCTGAGGCCGAGGGGCAATGGGAGGATCAGAGCGCAGATCCCAAGAGCGAAGCGAAACAGTTGGCTGATGCTCTAGCTAAGAATGCACCTAAGCCTAGGAAGCGGAGAGACGGACTACCAGTAGCAGGGGAACATAAAAGAAGCTTGCCATTGTCGCCATCTGCGATGGCATTCGTGCAAGGGGTTATAAGGGGACAGAGCCTCAGGCAAAGCTATCGAGAGGGCTTCAAAAATTCCACTGGGAGCGATGCATCTATATCAGCCAATGCCAACAAGCTAATGCGTGATCCAAGGGTTCAAGCACTGCTCAAGGAAGCTTGGGGCGAGACGATCGAGCACCTAGTAGATGACCTTGTGGCCTCTAAAAGGTACGTGCTCAAGGGGCTTTTAGCACTCAGTAAAGACAGTCAACCAAGCACACAACTTAAAGCACTGGAACTCATGGGCAAAGCCTGTGGCCTGTTTACACCTAGTGATGTTCAAGACAAAGCACCAGTGACGGCTGACCAGTTGAAGCGTGAACTTGCAAGCCACTTGCGCTTGCTCAAGGGGGATCGGTCATCGGTGCAAGA